GTTTTCTTAACATTCACAGATCCTCCGAATCTAGACATCGGGGACGACATAGCAATTTCAACCTTTCAGCAGAACTTGAGATTTTAACCTAGGAAAAGACATTTAGACACATATAAATTTGCAAAACAAAAAGGAAGCTTCGCACCTTCAACCGACAACAGTGTTTAACGGTAAGGTACTACTGCTACAACAAACAAAAGCAATAGGGGCGTTTGACTCAAGCATTAAACTTGGCCAGGAATAAATCGTCGTGATCCTTCCAGGTCGTCGAATGGGTTCTAAGCCGCTCTTGACGAAGCGCGCTGTTAACCTGCGATCTGAAACTATCATAGAATTCCACATTCCAGTGATAGGCGAACTCCAAAGCGTCCGCCACGTTGGAATCGAGGAGGGACTTTGGGTCGGATGACTTTCTGACCCAGTCAATCATGCGGAATATAGTGGACTGATCTATTGGCGCTAGCATTATCTTGGGTCGGGTGGGGTGGGGGACAAAACCTCGTTTGAGGAAGGTCAAATTTTCGAGTGGTTCAACTCCAACTGATGTTTCTGTCTTATCAGCACGAGTATAAGTGATTCCGTGTTCTTTCATTACCTTGGTGAAGGTTATTTGGTTAAAGAAATCACTTGCCTCCGGCGAGACAGCGAAGATGTTGTCATCTCCATAATTGAAGTTTACCACATTTTGGTCGAATTTGCGGAGAGGCAGCATGTCGAGACGTCCGTGTTCTCTTGCTGAGATTCTCCACACCAACAAGGCATAAATGAAGTTACATATGGAGTTGAGCTCCACTGTGAGAGGGCATCCCGAAGGGTTGCCTTGGTGCTTCATATACAGGGTGTTCTGTGCCAAGTGTACGGTGTGAATTATCTCATGCATGAGAACCCGGCGAACGGCAGCATTCTCTGGGCCATCGCCATACCACTCTGAGACCATGTCGGCGACTAGCATCATGATTAGGGATTCAATTGTCCCATCCCAATTTGCATAGTCACCGGCAAAGCCATCAGGGGACATGTGACGCATCTTGTTCCAAAGTTCTGTCCAGTCTGGTCCATGTGGGTCGGTTCCAACACAGCCAAAGAATTTTCCGTGGGCATTGCAGAACGCATTCTTGAAATCCAGAAAGTATTTCCGGAAAAGGATTACGAAGGGTAATGGCATGACGTTGATTGCTCTAGTCTTGCCAAGATGGACCTTCTCTATCGAGCGAAGCTCGTCCTTTAATACGTCCATTGTGACACTGGGAATTCTCAGGCCGCGTTTGGCACACTCCTCTTTTTCGGTAATCTCCGAGAGAAGCGCTGGGTCCGATATAACATATTCCAGTTCGTTGTCGACTTTCAAATCGAAGTAGGCCTTCTTGCCTGGTCGATTATTCGGTCGTCGTATGGGTAGTCGGTGCGGGTATCCGGCAGAGCTCGACATCTCCATGGGGCGAAAATTTTCGATAATCGCACCAGAAGGGGCTCGAATGCCATTGATAGCCTCATCCAACGTAGCGACTCGAGGTGGGCGATGTGTTGGTATCAGCACGTCACGCAGCAAGTTTGAAGTATGCTGGTACGCGGCTTCCACGTCCAATGAAGGAAACGGAAGTACCAATTTTCCATATTTGGAAATCGCTTCTACGAGTGGCGTTGTTGGGCATCCAGGAGCCTGTGCCTTGCAAAGGGCCGCAGGCGCGTGGGTTGGCTCGCGTATGTTTCCATGTACGAGCGAGGGTCTGAGTTCGGTTTTGTTCGATTGGTGTATCGACCATTTCTGATCGACAAGTCCGAGGACTGTGTAATTACCAGCCGGTACGACATGCATAGCGAGTGCAGTATCGTCCTCTTCGGCGTCATAGCCGTAGGGTTCCGGCATCGAACCGTCGTGATT